CTATACCCTCGTAAGGATTAGCCATAATTAATTGTCTGTGTCTAATGATTCGTCAATAATATCAGTTCCGGATATTGTTAAATCTTGATCTGAACCGGAAGTTTCAGAGGTAGTTGTTTCATCTTCGGGTGTTTCAGTTTGCCATATTTTTGCAAGTTTTTGCATTATTTTATTTAAATTATCTTGACCTTTAGTAGCTTGCAAACTATCTACTACAGGTAAATAATCTGAATCACCTGATGCAGCATAGGCATTAAATCCAAAATCTGGTGACATAACCATACTGGCTATAGCTTCATCAGATAAATTTGTTTTGACTGTTTCTATAAATAAATTTTGACCACCGGGTTGGAAATCATTAAAAACGTTAGGATCAAGACTCATAGCTATACCTGAATATAAGCCTATTAAAGATTTACCAGAGTCAGCATTATCTATCCATTCACCATCATCATCAAGACTTGCTGCAAAAGTTTCATAGTTAGCACCTATTCCTTGTATAAATTGTTCACCTTGTTCTTGAAATGTGTTTATTAAAGAAGCACTTGACAAATTACTATTCTGAGTAATTGTAGCTGGTATATGTTCTGAAGTATATTGACCATCATTTATATTACCTAATAATCTTTTTTTCATAGCAGAAGGTAAAGTACTAACTTCTTTTTCATTTAGAAATTTAGCATATTCAGGTTTTAAGTCTTTTTTACCATTTGCTGTTTGACGATAACCAATAAATTCAGCTGTAGTTAATCCGTTAGCTGCTGCTAAATCAACAAGCTTATCAGGTATATAACCTATATCATCTAACATTTTATTATAATCAATTTCTTGATTTTTAAATATAGCTTTTTCTTCAGGTATAATTAATTTAGTATCTGTAAATTTAGCTTCAGGATCTCTTTTAACCCATGTTGTTACTTTGTTTCCAAAGGTAGGATCTATAGTTGTAACAGCTTCTAATTCTTTTTTATCTTCTTTAGATATAGTTGAAGGACCTTTAAACTCAACCTCAGGAAGCATATTAGGAAAATAACCGTTATTATCTTCTACAAATAATTTAGATCTTTTTGCATTAAATTCTTCTAATTCTGTACCTTCAAGAAGTTTAGCTTCCTCCTCCCATTGATCATATGGAAAATTAATTTTAGCCGTATTATCTTCAATCCAATTTTGAGTTTCTTTCCATATTTGAGAACTACGTAATGTTGGATTATCTCGTTTTAATCTAATAGCATAACCTTCAATAAGATGCCATTTCTCTTCAGCAGATGGATTATTATATTCCCAAACTGATAAACCATTAACATCTTTAGCTTCTGAAGCATAGTTTTTCTTTTCTCCTTTTAGGGAATTTTCTAATTCTTTATAGAATTTTTCTTCATCTCTTAAAGCGTCAGCTAAAATAGGACTTTCTTGTACACGTATATCTTCACTTTTAATTAATTCACTTAATTTTAAACCTTCAGTAGATTCATTATAAGTTTTTAAAATTTCTAAAGCTTTATTATCAGCTAGTTCTTTAGTTAATTTAGAATCCATTAAAGCATCTATTTTAGAAAAGTCAAAATCTCCAGTACCTTCAGCATTTAATTCTTCTAATGCAGCACGTGCTAATTGAAGATCTGATTCAGATGTAAACGTATCATTCTTAAAGTTTTCTATAAACTTTTCTGCAGCACCTTCTAATTTAAAATCTGCTTTAGCTTGTTCTCGTTCACCTTTTTTCTTCCAGACCTCCATGGCTTTAAGATGCCATTTACCATCTTCTCCCCATTCTGCAGGTCTAAGATCTTTTAAAAGAATATCTTTTCCTTGAAAATTTATTGTAGTAGTGTTACCTAATTCTAAAACTTTATCAGGAGGTAATAATCCAGCATCAACCATCTGTGGTAGAATCTTGTCATTTAATCTTTTCCAAGCTCCAGCATAATTTAATGGTTTACCTTTGGCGTCATAACCAGCATTTAAAGAAGATAATAAATCTTTAAACGATTGAGCATTTTTTGAAGTAGCTAAATTTCTAGTATTTAAATTAATATCAACTTCAGATAATTCTATTTTATATGCATTTCTTAAAGCTTCAGTATTAGTGTTATTAGTTTCTAATATAGATTGCATAAACCCACTACCACCTCGTTCAGTAGGTAAGTATAAGAAATCTCTACTATATTTTTGAATATCGTTAAGTTTTAAATACTCTTTAGTTAAATATTTTTGAGCTGCAACTTTTTCTTTAAAAGTTAGATTACGATTGTTAACTTGTATTTTTACTGGTTTACCTTCAATTTCTGCAACGAAAATATCTGAATTATTTAGTAATTGATTTTGTAACCAAGTCGGATATCTTTGAGCAAGGTTTGCTGTTTTAAGCTGTTCTCTTATTCTGATATGTTTACCTGTAGACATTTTAGCCTCAGCAATATCATCACTAGGAGCACCAGCATTTTCTAACTTAACAATTTCATTACTTAAATCATTTTGATTATTAGCATTACTTTTAAATAATTTTTCAGCTGCTGCTGCCTCGTCAGATTCTAAATATTCTTCCCATTGGTTTTCATAGTAAGAAATGTACTCTTCATTTATTGCATCTTTTTCTCTATTAGCTGCAATCTTTTCAACTAGGTTAGCTCCTAGTTCTCCAGCTAACATCCATAGTTCACCTTGTCTTTGAAATCTAGCTGACTCAAATCTAGCTTCATCAAGGTTATAAGCTTTTATTTGTTGGGTAGTAAGTCTGTTGTTTTGCCTTAGATTGGCGATGTTTTCTTCAAATGTTGACATAATTATGGAGTCCAATTCATGTTAGGGAATGTTTGAAAGTCAGTAAACGGTGCAGCTCCTATAGGATTATCCATTCCGAAACTAAATGAACTTGTTGCTGTACTACTTCCTCCACTACTAAATATATTACTTTCTCCTCCTCCTCCAAAAGCTCCTACAGCTGAACTAGCAATACCTAACACCATTCCTGCTGCACTAGGCATAGATTCTAAGGTTGGAGGTCTAGGTGTAAATCCATGAACAGGTGATCTCCATGTTTTTTGGAATGCAGCTCTACGTCTACGGTTAGCATCATTTCTAATAATTTCTTTTTGTAATATAGATTTATCTTTTGCCATCATTAGTTCTCGTTGAGATTGAGTAAGAGCCATACCTACTTTTCTCAAACCTTCATTAGCTAAACGAGTAGCTGTAACACCAGTTTGAGTACCAGCATATTCTTTTCTATATAGTTCTTGTAAAGCTTCTACATTATATCTAGCATGCTTATCTTGAGCTTGTTCTACAGCTAGATCTTGTTGTCTCCAAAGTTCAACACTTTGTTGGAAAATATTATCATAAGCAATCTGAGTATCTTGCTGTTGGTTTTTCCACTTTGTATCATTAAGAATAGCATCATTATAATATGCTATATTATCTTGTCTAAAGTTTAAGAGTTTAGCTCTGTTACGTGCTCGTACTGCGGCACGTTGTGACATATAGTTGCCTACTTGTCCGGCTGCTTTGAGTCCGAATTGAGCGACTGCGGGATTACACATTTACAAAATTCAATAAAGGTTAGTTGGTTAGGACCATACTTAAGTTCCCTTAAGAATTTGAATCCTAAAAATTGTAATAATTTAAGATGGACGGTGTTACGTTTGTCGACGATATTCCATAGTAACGGTTCCGTTCTACTGTCAACAAACAGTTTAGCTTGTCTAGCAAAGGTATGTGGATATTTTTCAACTACAGGTGTGCATAGCATCCAAATTAATCCGCCTTGTTGTACTCCGGCTATTCCGGCAGTCTTGCCGTTAGGAGCGGTAAAGTATACTGTATCACCTCTCATAGCGTCTCTAGGGATCGAAATCAAAGGATTCTCCCCATGACCTTCATAGACTTCTCTGAAGTCGTCAGGACGTAAATAGAAGGCTACTTCAGTAGCAGCCTCCTTTGTAATTGGATGGATGTATTTACTCATTTAATGTGTGTGTTAATTTATCTAAGGTATCTTGCATCCAAGATTCCCAAGGATTACCTAAGGGTAGAGTCATACCTTTGTACATACGGTTCTTATTTAACCATGCTATGTACATACGTAGTTCATGTTCGGTAAGGGTGATGTTATACACGTTGATAGAATTTAGGATTATAATCTCCTTCCCAAGTCATTGAGTTTAATATAGCTGGGGATGGATGAGTTGAGTTAAGATGTACGCTAAGATTAGTATTTCTTTCATACACAGGTATAGTATGTATATATTCGTCTGCTACGCTTAAAGTATTAGCTAAATAGGAATCCCATTCAATAGATTCATATGTGTTATTATAATCGGGTCTACCTTTACGTTTAAGAGTTACATCAATAAGACCTACTGCTCCAAAAGAAAAGTTTAATCTATGTACAATTAATGAACCTCTGGTTTCAGATTTAATCTGTTCTCCAGCTGTTTGTGTAACATATATAGTAGGGAGTTCTACTTCAAATTCATAGAGATAACCTAAGATAATATCTAATCCAGACCAATCACCATCCCATTCTATGTTACTACCATTTACAGTAGCTTTACTAAAACGACCAACATTATTACCAGCAGTTTTACAGAATACAGCAAGCTGTCCTGAGTTATCATAACCTGCAGGTTTAGTTATACTGGTTTTATTTGTATTAGCAGTATAAGTTAAAGAGCCTGAACTGATTGATGTTTTAGTATCTAAATGGATAAGGTATTCTTCAGGAGATGTACCGACCGTTAACGTATCTGTAGATTTCTTTATATCAAATGATTGTAAAGTATAAACACTTCCATTTTTTAATACGGCATAGTAAACATCATCCATCATACAATGGAAGGTTACTGTACCGGGAAGTTCCCATCTAAACCAAGCTGATTGTATTCGTTGTTCTCCTTGAGTATAGTATTTATACCCCCATACTTCATTTTTATCTTTTGAAGCAAATAGTACCATCTGGTTTTCAGTAGATTCAGCTACTAATGTAATATCATCTGGAAATAATTTAGATATAATTTTAGTTTGTTCTAAGACTTGAGGTTCACCATTTCTTTGTACTCCAGCCATTTCATGGAATCTAGTACGTTTAGCTGTGCTGTTTAACCAACCTGCTGTTGTACCCATGTTAAATGGTTTAGTCTTTTCATTAAATGCATAAGAAGATAGGTAAGCAACAATAGCTGTTTCAGGTGTTAACTGTGCTTCATCTGTTTTTAATAGAAACTGTTGTGACGCACTAAACATTAAAAGACCTGCATTAACTTCTATAGCATCAAACAAATCTGTTGGATATGTAGAGGTAGATTGTAAATCAATAGGGTCAGCGTTAGCAATAGTAAAAGCAGTTTTTGCCCAGAAATTATGGAAGTCATTTACTCTAGATAAGATGACATTTTCTCCACTTAACATTCCTATTCTATTTCTAAAGAAAAATATTTTATTAATTTTTTCTCCAACAAATGAAGGTTTAGGATTAGTAAGATCATCTCCTACATCTCTATCATCCCATGGTGGATAAGCAAATCTAAACGCACCATTAGAGTAAGAGGTAGCACTACCACCATTAATAGCAAATGTTCCCGGTAAGACTCGTGTAAGTTGAATAGGCATAGTATCCACATCAAATTTAATTTCGAGTTCAGGAGCTGGACATTCTTCCCATATACCTTCACCAAAACGGTTAGGTGTATAGGTCATAGCAGTACCAGCACTAATAGTACCAGACGCAGAATCAGTTACAGTAAAAGTATTAGTAGTAACGTTAGCTACAGTATACCATCCATCTGTACCTGCACCACTTGTAAAATCTGCAATAATAGTATCGCCATTAGATAAACCATGACTATTGGAAGTTACAGTTATAGTTGTCCCGGATCTAGCATAGGTAGCATCTACTGAGTTATCGTCAGCTATATTATTAACTTTAAATTTTAAATAAAAGTCATCTTGATCTTCACCACTATTAACAACTTGAACTATATATCCATGCCTACAAGTTTTAGGTAGATCTTCAGCTGAGTTAGCAGTAGAAGTAATGATATCCATTAACTGTGTTTCACTTGTTGTTACATTAAAAGGTGTAGCACGATGTATATGTAACCCATTACCAGCTGTTGTAACAGTTAAACCATGACCACTAATAGCTTCTATAGCATTCTTCATACCTGCTAATATACTTTCAGCAGACACATTTTCTAATGCATTTGATGCTGTAGCTTCTGGTCTAACTAAAGCTACATTAGCTCTTGATGTGATAGCTACATGTGATTTAACTTTTATTTGAGTTTCTAAACCTTTATTAGAAACATAGGTATGTGTGTCATTTGTAGACCAACCTTCACCTCCAAATAGTAATGTAGGGTGAGGTTGATAAGAATCGTCGTAAGCATTATTAGTAGCACCTACTTCAGGAACTGGAGTACAACGTACATCCATTTCATACCTAAGGTTACTTTTACCTGTACCACCTTGACTGTATGGTGTACCTGAATTAGTCGCTGAAGGTCCTACAGTATGTTTGGACATTCCTTCACATTTACCATCGTTTACATAGTTAGCTATACCAGATACATCTACATCTTCTTCAGCTTCAATAGAGGTAGCACGATTATAAGTAATTGTACTATGATCAGTTGGATCAAATATATCTAATGAATATTGTTTACCATAAGTAATAGTACGTAAAGAAATAAATGCTTCGTTAACTAAAGCTGGAGATTTATTAGCTGAGTCAGTTTTCATTGCTACAGTTTTAGTTCTGTTAGCAAAGAATGTAGTCTGGTTAACGGTTAATGGTTGTATATCTTCTGGATTAGTATGTACTAAATAGGTAGCTAAATTAGTACCCGGAACATTTGCATAATCTACAGGTATAAGTGCTCCATCACTACATCTCCAAATATTAACCACACCATCTGTAGCTACTTGTCCTATATATTGCTCATCTTGTTCTGTATAAATTGGAAACCATTTACCACCTGTACCTGATGTACTCGGTGAGATAGCTGCTATTAGATCACTTCCGGGTCGTTTAATACATCCACGGGTAATATCTGGTATAGCATTTTTTAGGTCAACTACTTGTCCGGGAACTTTTAATTCATCTGGTAGTTCAGATATACCGGATTTATAGTTACCTACTTGTTGTGTAATACTAGCCATTAACGTCTTAATGCTCTATAAGGTTTGTAAGATTGGTATGCAGATTCATCCGGCCAACCCATAAAGTTATGGTCACCTTGATTACATTCATATTCCATACAAGAAGCTCTAGCTTGTGTTTCAAATACACCTAACATTTGTTGTAATTGTTGGTTAGCTACTAATTGTACTGCTGCTCTACCAGCTGCTTTGTAAGTAATATATCTTTGAAAAGGTGCAGGAATATCTTCAAAATTATATAATTTAATAACATTTATATAGAAATAATCATCATCTGGATATTCAAAAGTATGATTAACTTTATCATATATTTTCCATAATCCATCTGTATCTTTTCTTCTAACAAAATTTCTAGTTTTATCCCATTCGTCTGCATTATCTATTCTAATATAAGAAGAATCTATAACAATTTTGTTATCAGTTCCTGTCATTTGTTTTATATGATTCTCTCTATTAAAATGCCAACCTTCATTCTGTACATCTTGGTTAGATTCTTTTAAAAGATTATATATAAATGCTATTTCTGGGTTGTCGTAATCTAAGGTAGAGATAGGAGCCTGACCTATACTACCCAATATTGTATTAACTGCGGATAGTTCTGTATCGAGATCAACTGTTGTGGGAGTAGAAGTCATAATGTAAATATTTGTGAATAAAAAAAAGGGAGGTCGTGAAACCCCCCTTTATGTGTTATGTATACTGTCCAGCAACAACAGCACAGGTATCAGTTGTTCCTGATG